GAAGTATCCTCTTGGTGAGTTCGATCCTGCCTACATCCGTGATATGGCTAAGCACGTAATCAATGCTGAACGTGAAGCCATGAAACGAGAACAGGAACAACAGGAACAGATTCGTCGAGAACAGGAAGCTGCTCAAGCTCTTCAAGAGCAGTGGGACCAAAAGCTTGAACCCGCCAAGGAGCGTTATCCTGATTTCGTGGAGAAAGGTGAACAGCTTGCTGTGGCCTTTGATGGAATAGACCAAGCTTATGGTGATTATCTCTCGTCTGTTATTATGGAGATGGAACATGGTCCGGATGTTCTGTACTACCTCGCTAACAATCTCGATGAAGCCAAGGCTATTGTAAACAGCGGAGCTCGTAAAGCTACTGTTGCTCTTGGACGCCTAGAGGCTAAATTCGCAGATGCTAGTGAGGAACGTAAACAAGCCCGTCCTAAAGTCTCTAAAGCCCCTGAACCGCCTTCACGGCTGAATAAGGGCACATCGGCAGTTAAACCGTCGGTGAAAGGAGATGAGGACGATCTAGAATCCTTCGAGCAAGTCTTCTTTAAGAAGCGCTGAGGGAGGATGATTTCTCACACTCATAATAAAGGATAGCTAATCTATGGCTAATGTAACTGTAGATCAGGCAAAGCTGGTTCTTAATGCCTTTGCTGCGATCTTCCAAAACAACCTCGTCTCCAAGGACCTTGTTACTTGGCGTAAGTTCGACGGGGAAATGAATGACCGTAATGGTCTTACTGTCGTTGAACAGGTCGTGCCGGACTATACGACCACTTTCACGACCAACGCTGTTAACGACCTGTCGGGCGGCGTACAGGATACCGTGTTTGGCTCTGAGCAGTACAAGCTGACGCAGGTTATCGGTAGCTCGATGGGTTGGGCCGACTTCGTGAAGATTCGCGATATCGGGGCTGCTCGTGAAAGCGAGGCGCTTAAGTCCGCTGCTCTCCGTCTTGCTACGGATATCGACGCGTACATCCTTGGTTATGCTGCTAAGGCGTCGAATAACTGGCTTGGTGACGGTGTTTCGGCTGTCTCTGAATGGGACAACGTTGCCTCGGGTTATACTCGCCTGAAGGAAGAGGGCGTTGAAGACAACGATCTTCGTGCCGTCCTGACCTTCGGCGATAAGCAGGCCCTCGGTAAGGACATCGTCGATGACAACGCCTCTCTCGCCGATCTCGGTGAAGGTGCGTACCGCTCTGGTTTCCAGGGCTCTGTGGCGGGTATCCCGACTCTCTTCACTCAGCAGCTCCCGGCTCTGACTGTTGGTACTCGCGATAAGGTCTCGGCCCTCACGGCTGGTACGGCTGATTCGGCTACGGACTACGAAGATGTTGCCATCTCGGGTGCTCCGGGTCAGTTCAAGTCTCAAATCCTGAACATTGGTATTGGTTCGGGTACAGAGACGCTCGTTGATGGTGAGACATTTACGATTGATGGCGTGCATGCGTGGGATAATCGTGCTAGGAAGGCCCTCAACCACCTTGAGGAGTTCCGTGTGATTGGTAACTATACCGCCACTGGTGGTGTTGTCGCTGCTAGGGTCTATCCGGCGCTGATCACTTCGGGTCCGTATCGTACGATTGCTCAGGCTCCGACGAATACGGCTGCGGTTAACTTCAAGGGTGATCCGGGTGCGGTTCTCCAGCCGCGTTTCATTGCGAACAAGAGCGCTGTTGTTGTGAATACTGCCGACCTTATCATGCCTGCGACGGGTACTGCCCAGCGCAAGAGCCTGACGAAGGTTCCGGTGAGTGTTCGTATGTGGCAGGATTCGGTCTTTGCTACCGGTGAACACCGTATCCGCTTTGACGTTGCTCTCGAAGCTAACGTTCGTGCAGACGGTCGCCGTCGTATTGTTCATATCAACGGACAGTAACAGAGTATTGGGAGGGGGCTTTCGGGTCCCCTCCTTTCACGCTTACTCTAGGAGATTTTAATGGCTACTGCTAATTTCTTGATTGCTCCCGAGGACGGTTGGATTGCCGTTACTTCTGCTGGAGTAGATTACATTCGTATTCGTTCTAACACGACTAACCAACCGTTCTTCATCACTACTGATTCTACTCCTCCTGCTGCTAATGTGCAGGGCTACAAAGTAGACTGTGGTGAGATTTGTATTGACTCGCCTGTTGCTGATAACTTCTACGTTCGAGCTGGTGACACTGTTGCAGGTAAGAGCCGATTTGATGTGTTCTTCGTCGCAACCTAACTAATTTAATTCTGTCTCTGTTGGAGAACATTTAATGAATTACACTTACATCCCCAATCGAGTTATTGACAGCGACGGAATTGCTGATGGGGCTTCTATTGCTTTTTATCAATCGGGGACCACTACTTTAATACCTATATACTCTGACCCTGGCTATACTACTCCTTTAATTAATCCTTATATTGTTTCTTTAGGGGCTGTTGTCCCTAATATTTACTGGGATTATGAAGGGGATGTAAGAGTTGTTGTCACTGCTAGAAACGGAGAGGTGATTGAGGACCAAGACCCCTATTCTCCTGTTCAGGACGTAGCTCTTAGAGACTCGCTTGCCTCTCCTGAGGGGGCGGAGATGGTGGGGCTTCCGCAGGGTGGTAAGGTGGCCGATGCGATCAAGTGGGTTTCGCCGGAAATGTTTGGCCCCGCAGCGGGCGACGGCGTGACAGACGACACAGCCTATGTGCAGGCGGCCATTAATTATCTGGAATCAATAGGCGGCGGCACCTTGCTTTTGGGCAAGACGTACCTTGTTGGCGGCCTAATTGTCACCGGCGAACATATCGTCTTTCAGGGTCTCTGCCGTGAGAATGGATTTCTCGTAAAGAGCGGCACTCTGGGCATCCACGTCCAGCAAAGCTGGGTCCACTTCCGGAACATGCGTGTGTGGTCCGAGGGAACGGAGACAGACGGGCTTAACACTCGCGGCATCCTTTACTCTAAGGGTTCTGGTTCCACCGGCCATGTCTATAATCACGACCTGAATATTCAGAACTTCTCCGGCTATGGTATGGAAGTTCGCAATACGCTGGACTTCGTTCTGCAAAGCTGTTTTTTCCGCGATTGTATGACCGGGCTTCAGTTCCGTCGCGAAGGCACTGGTCCGGCGGACTTCTCAACGACAATTCAGCTTATCATGGTCTATGCGATCACCTGCGATGTCGGCATTGATCTGGAGCGCGTCCGCCATACTCGCCTGAGCCATGTCATCTGCGAGTGGAACCGCATCGGCATGGTCTCCAATCTTTCGGATTTTACAACGAATAGATGCTACTTCGAGAATAACACCGAGAAAGGCATCGACAGTATCAATAGCTCTATTATCGAGGGAGACAATTATTATAACGCTGCTTCGGACGGGATTTCTCGTTCGTACTCCGGAGGCGTCATCGCAGCAGCGGATAGGTACTATCGCCGCAACTATAAGGGCGATACGGTCTCCAAGCGATTTGGCCTGCTGTCAGGGTACGCGACAGAAGAGAGGTTCCTAGCGGCTGTCGGCAACACGAACAACATCGGCCTGAAGTACGGCGAGGCGGTTGTTCCTACGGTCTATGGGAATGACCTGCTCGACCCGAACGCGTGGAGTTCCATGGATGGCGGCGGCTTCCAAGGTTGGGATGTCTCGCGCAGAGGATACAAAATCGAAGGCACCACCACCGGCGGGAACGTGCGGGGGATGCAACAGAGCGTCTTTCTCGATAGTACAAAAACCTACGTTATCGCCTTCGACGCCACGAATGTTGCAGGGGCCGCGTTAACCACCGTTCAGGTGGATGGTGTGACGAGGACGCCCGGCGTTCCATTCACTGTCTCGACCTCCGGCAGTAAAGTAGTCCGCACCTTCGCTGCTCAGACCGGCGCTTATGAGAACTATGTCCATGTTTTCCGCCTGATGGAGGTTCTAGAGGACCAAACTCAGATTGCGAAAACTACCGACATTCTTCTCCGCACGCCGGACCAGCGCGGAAAAATCTATATGTCTGCGCCGCCGATATCCGGGACATGGGCTCGGGGTGAGATCGTCTGGAACAGTGCACCAACGCCTGGCGGCTATATAGGCTGGGTTTGCACGTCTGCTGGATCACCCGGAACCTGGAAGGGCTTCGGAGCCATCGAGGTGTGACGTGATGCCTGACCGCGACAATCCCGCACAAGCCGAGACAGTCCGCATCATCGCGGGCGCCCGGACGCACAACCTTGCCGCCGATTGGCGAAGTTCTAATGCATTTAAATATGTAAAGAAAGGATTAACTCTTGACCACAGTTCGTCAAATTATCGAAGATGCTTATAGAGAAGGCGGACTAATCGGAGCCGGAGAGGCGCCCGACTCCGTGCAGCTTGACGAAGGTCTCCGTAAGTTACAGACCCTTGTTAACTCTTTCTTTGGTCTAGAGATAGGTCAACCCCTTTATTCAGTGTCCTATGGATCAGTGTCTACTCCGTCTGCTAAAGACAGGGATATTGCTTCCTTGATTGATAGGGCGTATGTTCTCCCTTATATGAGGGTAGTAGTTAATACCGACGCCTCTAAGACACTGAGATTGTCGCCTAATCCACAGGACGGTGAGAGAGTGGGAGTTATTGATGTTTCTGGTAACTTTAATATTTACCCTGTTACTCTAGACGGTAACGGCAGAAATATTGAAAACTCTAGTTCTGTTATCTTAGACGAGGACAGCATTAATAGGGAGTGGTTCTATCGTGCTGACCTTGCCTCATGGGTTAGGGTACAGGATTTTGATCTAGGTGATCAGAGTCCTCTGCCTTTTAAGTTCGATGAGCTTCTCACTACTCTACTAGCTCTTCGTCTTGCTACAAGGTTTGGAACGAGTGTGAGCCCAGAGATGAGCGAAGCCATGAGGAGAATGGTTAAGCTGTTTAAGGCCACTTACTATACTACTCATACCCCTCCTCTCGATCTTGCTTACACCCGCCTGACCTCTGATCTCTGGGCTAACAACCGTTATTACGGACAAGGCCCTGAATACTTTAATTACGGAGAACCTACATGGTGGCGCTAACCTACGGGATTTCTTCCTATACTCGTCGTAGAGGTGATCTCCCGGAACTGCCGGTTATCAATATGTTCTCTGAAGTGGGGCCTACTGAGGACGGGGTTATTCTTCAATCTCGTCCCGGCCTTACCTCTGCCTCTGTTATTATGGGGGACGGCCCTGTTAGGGCTCTGTATCGTATTGACGGTGTTCTTAATAACGGTCTGTTCGGTGTGTCAGGTTCTAGTCTTTATCATGAAGATGTAGAGATAGGCCAAGTAGAAGGAGAGGGGCCCGCCTCCTTAGCGGGGTACGAGGACCGTATCTTTGTCAACTCTGGAGGACCGTTGTATACTTACGATGGTACTGACTTTCTGACTATCTCTCTGCCTGAAAATTTTCTTGCTTCTAAGGTAGTAACCGGAGCCTCCAGAGCTATCGTCATTAGGAAAGATTCTGGTAGGTTTTATTGGTCAGACATTCTTACTTCAAGTATCGATGATCTCTCCTTTGCTACCGCTGAGAACTCTCCGGATAAGCTAAAGGATATGTTATTCATCGGGGATACGTTGATCCTCTTCGGCTCTGAAACAGTCGAATTCTGGGCGTCGTCTCCTGATCCTGATCTTCCGTTTCAGGCTACTCCTGGTAGAACGTATCAAACAGGTATCAGAGATACAGGATGTGCTACTCATTACCTTGATACCTGGGCATGGATTTCTGATAAGAACGTGGTCTGTGTAGCTACTCCTACTCAAGTAATCTCCGATCCCGATATCGAGTCTAGAATTGGTGAAAGTGAGAGCGCTTCCTTGTGGACCTTTGAGATAGACGGTACTGATTTCCTAGCTCTTCGCCTCGATGATCAGACTTGGGTCTATCACTCAAGAAACCAAACTTGGAGCCAGTTTGAAAGCTACGGACAAACTAACTGGCTACCTCAGTGTTATGAGAAAGGTTATTTCGGCCTGAGTAACTCTGGTACATTGGCTCAATGGTCTAATGATTATTATGATTTCGGATCAGTTCTAGAGCGTAGGTTCAGAGCAGGTATGGCTATTAACGGGGGCACTGAAATGGTTGCTAACGTTATGATCCGTACTAACCCAGGACAAACCAGAGTTCTTTCAGGTCAGTACTCTGATCCTATTATCTCCCTACGTTATGCTAGAGATGGTGGATTTCAGTGGACAGCTTGGAGAGAGAAGAGGCTAGGGGTCCAAGGCAGTTATGACACTAGAAGTGTATGGACCTCTCTCGGGTATTTCGCTTACCCAGGGGGTTTGTTTGAATTCAGAGTAACTGATCCTGTGCCGTTTCGAGTGTCTGGGGCTTTTGCTAATGAAGAGTATGGAGGTATTTAATGGCTAAGACTACTCTTCCTAAACTTGATAGGTTCATTCAAGTAGTACAGGAAGACAGAACACCTAACCCTACTTTCCACCTCTTCTGGCAAAGGTTCGCTGAGGCTATTGAGGACGCTATCAAGGGATTGGAAGATGCGGACGCCGCTATTGAAGCCGCCCTTGAAGCTGCTGGTATAGCTATTCAAGCCGCTGCTGATGCACAACAAGCTGCCGATAACGCACAACAGGCTGCTAATGATGCTCAAAGCGGTGCAGACGGAGCCGGCTCAGTCGCTTCTCTTACTGACTCTGGTACTGCTGATCTAACCCTTGATGCAATAGATGCTGGAGCTACTGCTACTATTCAGATCAGTGCGCACTCCAGGGTGTACGGTAACGGTACTATTGTTTCGGTAAATGCAGGAACAATTTCTGGACTAGATCACGATACGTATTATTATATCTATTACGATGATCCAACTAGAACCGGAGGAGCGGTGTCCTATCAAGCAACAACTATTGAAGCTAATGCTGCACAGATTAATGATAGACACCTTGTAGGTGCAGTACGTACTCCTGAGATAGGGAACCCCCCGGAGCTTGGGGCAGTTAAACCTGGTCCCGGTCTGGGAGGACTAAGAAGAGAGCAGATGCTGTAATGAGGACATTTGATCTGAAGCTTGTGCAATCCGCGCTCAAACAATACGAGTCCAATATTCTTCACCTCGATATCAAAGAGTGGCTTGATAATCCTGCTAATGTAGCATTGACTAATGAAGCCGGGGACATAGCCCTCTTTGAGAGGCAATGGAGGCACCCCAGAATGGTGTTTGGTCATTACTTCTTCCACTCTCGGGGAAAGCAGGCTAGAGAAGCCGCTAAGGCTTTCCTTACTGAACTGTTCTCTGGCCCATATGGTATTGAGATCGTAGCAGGTCTCACACCTTTAGATAATAAAGGGGCTAGGTGGATGAACCGTCAACTAGGGTTCAATAAGATTGATGAAGTAGAGACTGATGTAGGACCTTGCGAGGTCGTTTCTATGTTTAAGAAAGACTGGCTCGAAGGAGATAAAATTAATGAGTAAAATCTTCGGAGGTAGCAAGAGCAAGCAGAAGTCTCAGGCTACTTCACAACAGGTAAGCTATAACCAAGCTTACAATCCAATAGCTCAGCAGTTCACCCCTATCCTTCAAGAGGCGCAGAAAGGGCTCGCTGACTATAACGCCTTCATGGCTGGCGATACTACAGGCTTTGATCAATACAAAGCTAATACAGGGTACGACCTAGCCGAGAGCGAAGGGTTTCGCCGTCTTCTAGGTGACTCCGCTGCTTCTGGTACATTTACTTCTGGTGCTACTGGTAAGCGTCTTCAGCAGTACGGTACAGACCTACAACAGCAGTATGCCAACAACTACCTAGACCGTCTTCTTGGTCGTGCTGGTATTGGCTTCCAAGCAGGTAGCGCCCTTACCGGGGCTGGTGGATACTCCTCTGGTTCTTCTCAGAGCACGTCTCAAGGCAGCAGCTCAAGTAAGCCAGGCATTGGTGGGTTCCTTGGTCAGGTTGCTGGTGGTATTGCTAAGTCTGATCGTAGAGCTAAGAGAGATATCTACCAGATTGGTAAACTCCGTAATGGCTTGAACCTTTATCAATATCGTTACCTTGATAGTGACGATGTTATCATCGGGGTCATGGCTGACGAAGTCCAGAACATCCTGCCTCAGGCCCTTGGTCCTGTGGTAGACGGATACCAAACTGTTAATTACGACATGATTAATATGAAGGAGGTAGTGTAATGGCTTTTAATCCTATCTCCGTTCTTCTTGGTCAGCAGGGTCTCGGCTCCCTTGCTGATACTGACGCCATGAATGAGATCGTAGTGACTGCCGGTAATCCTCGTCCTGATGCAGCAATGCCTCGATATGGAGAGGAACCTATTAGAGGGGAAATCCAACCTCGGTACGTCCTTAATGATGACCGTATTGCTCCTCGTCCTGAAGAGACTCAGGAAATCCTTCCTCGTCGTGGTATGTTCGGAGTTAAGGGAACTCTTAGGGATATCCTAGGAACTCTTGGAGATGCCTTTCTAGTACAGTCTGGTAACGATCCTGTTTATGCACCCCAGAGAGACCGGGAACGTGTTGGTGATGCCATGTTCGGAGCTGCTCAGGACCCGCTACAGGCCGCTGAGAGACTGGCCGCTGCTGGGTACCCTCAACAAGCCCAGGAGCTTATGGCTCAGGCTCAGGAGCAGGCGTATAAGCAGGCTAAGCTAGAAAGCCAGGAAGCTGCTCGTAGAAGTCTTATCGAGAACAGGAAGTTTGACAACAGAGAAACGGGGCTTAACCGAATCTCTCGGTGGGTCCAGGCTGGTCTTCCTTATGAACGTATCGTGGCAGGTGCTACTCAGTATGGCATCAGCCCAGATGATCTAGCTGAACTAGGTGTTACCCCTGAGATGAGTGAGGAAGACCGTCGTCAATTCGCTGCTGGCGATATGACTGTTAATCAGCAGGTACAGGTCCCCTTTACTGAACGTAGGGTCGCAGCACAGGAACAGAGTGTCACTGATCGTCGAGAAATTGCAGAGATGCAAGAAGCAGGACGGAACCGCAGGTACACTCCTCCTCAGCCTCGTCAACCTAGGGCGGAGACTGATTCTGAGCGGGCAGTACGGATTGGTAACATTCCGCCGTCTCGTCGTTCCCCTGGTGATCAGGCTTGGTACGAGAGGTGGCAGAATGGTACGAGAGGCAGCTCCCGTAGGAGTGTCCCTAACAACCGAGCTACTACCGGAAGTACAAGACCCGGATGGGGAGTTGCCCGTCCTGTTAATTAATCCTATTGAGAGGAATACATGGCTGTAAGATATCAGATCACTGCCCCTAACGGAGTAACCTACGAGATTGAGGGTCCGCAAGGGGCCTCTAATGACGAGGTTATTGAGGCGGTGCTGGCTCAGTATCCGGAAGCAGAGACTCCTATTGCCCCCCAAGGTCCTGCTTCCCCTGGAATGCCCCTAGAATCCCCTCAGGAGCCTTCTCAGGGCCTTGAGCCTTTGCCTGCACCTCAGGTACCACAAGCTCCTTCTCTTGCTCCACAGGGCCCTCAAAGGGTTATTCAGCAAGAGGTCCAGACTCTCCCTATGCAGGGTCGGGTTGAGGACGTTGATCCTCGGTTCCTTACCCCTGAGCAGGAGAGTGCTCTTGGGGCCGCTTGGGCTGACCCTAATGTGACTGATGAACAGTACGCAGAGATGGCTTCTCAGTTTGCTTCGGAGCAC